ATCAATACTTGAAGATGGTGTTGAGTATGATTCAACAGCAGATGGGTCAATCGTATCTAATGAAAGAGAACCTTTACATGGATATAGACGATTGAATAGATAATGGCTTTAGATGTTAAAATTAAAACAAACTCTAAAGCTTTTGAAAAAAGATTTCAAAGACTTCAATCTAAGTTTCCAAAAATAATTGACAAGGGTATATTACAAGGTGGCTTTCAATTATTAGATATTATTAGAACTAAGACACAAAAAGGTATAGATTTTAGAGGTAGAAAATTTGCACCATATTCAGAGGGTTATCTTAAAAAATTACAAAGAGAGGGTAAAAGAACAAATGTTGATTTGTTTTATACAGGCAGAATGTTATCTGCACTAACACCTAGTTCAAAAACTGTAAAGAAATCAGGCAAAAACAAAATATCAATATCGTTTTCTAATTCTCAAATGAATCAAAGAGCATTATTTAATCAAGTATTGAATGAACCGAAAAGAGAGTTTTTTGGGTTTAATGATAGAACAGAAAAGATTATAAGTAATCAATTTAATAAATTTGTAAAAAAAGAATTTGAAAGAGCATTATGAGTAAAAGAGAAAATATCGCATCTGATTTATTATCTACTATATCAGGTATATCAAGTCCGAGCATAAAAAAAGCTACAAGACAACCATTCTTATTAGACGAGTTATCAGACAAACAATATCCAGCAGTTATTGTTCAGACATCAGAAGAAACAAGGGAAGATCAAGAAATAGGGTCAGGTGCAAAAACAAGGATTGGTACTATTGATTTTGCAATATTAGGTTTTGTTAAAGGTGCAGAGGTGAATATTGACACAAAAAGAAATGAATTGATTACTGCTATTGAAACTGCTTTGGAATCTGATATTACAAGAAATAGTAATGCACTTGATACAGAAGTTATATCTGTAGAAACAGACGAGGGTACATTGTTTCCTATAGGTGGTATAAGAATGACTATTAGGTGTACTTACGAATTTGAATCAGGAACACCATAGGAGATAATATGAATAAAGATAAAATAATTGATAAAATAGAAAAGAAGATAGATAGTGTAGAAAAACTGCACGATAAAGAGAGTCTTATGTGTGAGGAAATCAAAGATTTACTTGCAGAATTAAGAGATCAAGAAGATGAGTCATTTGAAGATGAGGAAGAATTTGAAGATGATGAAGAAGAAGAAATTGACGAAGAAGAAGAAAACTAATATAACAAATTAATTATAGGAGAAAAAAATGGCAGTACATCATGGTAAAGAGGGTGAAGTAGCAATCGGTGGCACAGGTGTCGGTGAACTAACTTCATTTACTTTAGAAACAACAGGAGATGTTGTTGAAAGTACAAAAATGGCAGACTCAGCAAAAACTTTTGTTGCTGGTAGAACTTCATTTTCAGGAACTTTAGAAATGCACTTTGACGAAACTGATTCAGCACAAACTCAAATGACGGCTGGAACAACTTTAACATTTAAATTATTACCAGAGGGTTCTACTTCAGGTGATAGAAAATTTGAGGGTTCAGGTATTGTTACAGGAATGAGTGTAAATCAACCGCTTGACGGAGTAGTTGCAAGAAGTGTTACTTTTCAAGGAACAGGTGCTTTAACAATAGGAACTGAATAATATTAATATATGTCAGTAATTGACATCGCTAAATCACATTTTGAAAACATAGGTGTTCAATCTATGGAAGTTTCTGAATGGAAAGATGAGAATGGCAAACCTGTTATTTTATATTGGAATCCTATAACACTTTTAGAAAAAAATAGACTCTTAAAAAAATCAGATAATCTTAACGACATAGCAATTTTAGCTGATGTTTTAGTTATGAAAGCTTTAGATAAAGATGGTAAAAAAATATTTAAGCTTGAAGATAAACAGACTTTAATGGAAAAAGCAGACCCAAATATTTTGCAACGCATCGCACAAAAGATGGTCTTAGTTCCCTCAATAGACGATTTAAAAAAAAACTAAAATTTACACCTGAAATTAGGAATTTACTTACAGTAGCAGATAGATTAAAAATAACTTTATCCGAACTTTTAAAAATGGAAGTTTGGGAGTATAACCATTGGGTATCTTATTTTATGGTAGAAAATGAAGAACACAAAGAAGCAATAAATAAGTCAAAGTATAAATAATGGCACAAAATTTAAAGATAAACATAACAGCTAAAGATAAAACACAACAAGCTTTTCAAGGTGTTAGAGGTAGATTAAAAGGTTTAAAAGATTCAATATTTTCAGTTCAAGGTGCATTAGTAGGGCTTGGTGGTGGTTTAGCAATCAGATCAATAGTTGGTACAGGAAGAAGCATAGAAGATTTACAAGTTAGATTGAAACAATTATTTGGCTCAACAGAAGAGGGTGCTAAAGCTTTTGATGTTATGGCAAACTTTGCCGCTAGAGTTCCATTTTCACTAGAACAAATACAACAAGCATCAGGTAATCTTGCGGTTGTAGCTGGAGATGCAGACCAACTATCAAAAATTTTAGAAATTACAGGTAATGTTGCGGCAGTAACAGGATTAGATTTTGCTACAACAGCAGAACAAATACAAAGATCATTTGCTGGTGGTATAGCTTCAGCAGACATATTTAGAGAAAGAGGTGTAAGAGATTTATTAGGATTTAGTGCTGGTGCAACTGTTTCAGCAGAGGAAACAATAAAAGCTTTTGAAAAAGTGTTTGGACAAGGTGGTAGATTTGGAAAAGCAACAGATGAATTAGCAAATACATTTACAGGAACTTTATCAATGCTTGGTGATAAATTATTTAATTTTAAAAGAGATGTTGCTGGAGAGGGATTTTTTGATGAACTTAAAAAAGAATTTAAATCATTAAATGAATTTATAGAGGAAAACTCAGCAGACTTTGAAGCAATAGGTAGAGCAATAAGCAAAGTTTTAACATTTGCTGTAAAGGCATTTGCTGGAGCAGTAAGAGCAGTAGCAAAAGCAGTTGGATTTGTAAGAGAACAAGTTGAAAGATTATTAAGATTATTAGGTAAAGATATTCCTCTCGTCATTGATATTCAAAAAGTTCCTGAAGCTATAGAAAATGCAAATGTAAAATTAGGAAAACAACAAACATTATTTGAAAAAATTAGAGATGGTATAAAAAAACAAAATGATGCTTTTGATTTATCAAAAGAAATTGTTGGTAGTATTAGTAAATCTGTTAGGTCAATTTCAAAAAATTTAGCTGAAGCAGTTGTATTAGGTAAAGATTTAAACGCATCTTTAAAACAATTAGCACAGTCAATACTTGTTGAAATTATTGCAAAGACTATTGAAAGAATAGCTTTACTTGGTATTGAAAAATTATTAACAAAAACAATATTGAAAAACGAAGATGATAAAACTGCAAGTTTGCGAACGCAATCAAGAGAGATGCAAAAACAACTTGGCTTACAAGCGGCTATGGCGGCTTTTAATTTTGCTTCAGGTGGTTTTAGACTACCATTTTTCGCTAGTGGTGGAGCAGTAAGAAAAGGACAACCAACAATAGTTGGTGAAAGAGGTGCTGAAATGTTTATACCAAACTCATCAGGACAAATTACGCAATCAGCAAGAGGAACAAATGGAAGTCCTGTAAATGTTAATTTTAATATAAATACAGTTGATGCAAGTGGATTTGAAGATTTACTTGTAAGATCAAGAGGAACTATATCTCAATTAATTAATCAATCTTTAAACGAAAAGGGTCAAGGTAATTTAATATAATGTCAGGTGCATTTCCAATATCAAGTTCTGCATTTTCAACAATGGGTATCAAGTCTATCCAAAACACAATTATATCTAAATCAGACTCAGGTAAAAAACTTGCAAGACAAATAGATGGTCAAAGATTTGCTTTTACAGCACAAATAATTATTGGAAAAAGATCAGATGTGTATGGTGAATTGATGGCTTTTATTATGAAGCAAAGATCAAGAAAAGAAAATTTTACAATAATCCCACCAGAGATAGAAGATGCTAGAGGAAATGAAACAGGGACAGTATTGGTAAATGGAGTTCACGCAGTTGGAGATACGACTATTGCTATGGACGCATTTGCTAGTGATGGTGCTGGAAGATTTAAAGCTGGTGATTTTATAAAGTTTGCATCACATGATAAAGTTTATATGGTTGTTTCAGATGTTACAAGCTCATCTAATGCGGCTACTGTAACAATAGAACCACCACTTATTACTGCTCTTGCAGATGACTCAGTTGTTACTTACGACAATGTTCCATTTACAGTTCATCTAACAAATGATGTTCAAGAATTTGGTGCTGTAGGTGCTGATAAAGATGGAAACCTTTTATATCAATTTGAGTTAGATGTTGAAGAAGCTTTATAATGAAATATAAAGTAAAGTATTGGATAAATGTTGATGCTCTTGCAGAAGAAATAATAGATGAAGAACATATCAACTTTAAAACCAATGATTTAGGTAAATATAACGAACCAACAAAAACTGCTAAATTTAAAGTTTTTGATGGTATAAAGATAAACAGAAGAAGTTACGAAAAATATGACGAGATCACTAACAACATCAGTAAAGAACGAACTAGCGACAAATGATATTAGACCTGTTCATCTTATTACTATTGGATTTGGAACACCTGTAAATATAACAGATTGTTCTTTCCCACTCACAAGTTCTGTTTCAGGTTCAAGTGTAACATATTCATCATCAGATTTTATTTTAGGAGTTTCTAATTTTACAGAAGAAACAGATGTTACAAAAACAAGTTTAACATTAACATTATCAGGTGCAGACCAAACATTTATATCTACTTGTCTTAATGAAAATGTAGTTAATGATAGTGTTAAAATATTTAGAGGTTTTTTAGATGATACAAATGCTTTAATAGCAGACCCATTTTTATTATACGATGGTCAAATCGATACTTTTACAATAAATGAAAATCAAAATGAAAGCACAGTAAATTTAGGTATTGTTTCTCATTGGGCTGACTTTGAAAAACGATCTGGTCGTAAAACAAATAATACATCACAACAAAGATTTTTTTCAACAGATGTAGGTATGGATTTTTCAAGTCAAACTGTTCTTGATATTAAGTGGGGGAGACCATAATGCCATTAAAAAAAATATTTAGAGCCGCAACAAAAGTAATAAAATCAATAGTTAAAATAATTACAAAACCTTTATCTTGGTTAATGCCAGATATTGATATTCCTGATTTTGGTACAACAGATTTTGACGATTTTGAAAAAGGTATATTACTTAATAAACAAAGTAATGATGCTTCAGTTCCAATTGTCTATGGGACTCGCCTGTTGGGTGGGGTGCGAGTTTTTATGGAAACTTCAGGCACAGATAATACTTATTTATACA